GCCTACATCGTCGGCCTGGCCGTAACCGACTCGCCGGCCAGCCTAGGCACCGACGTACTGGCGTTCTCGGCGCAGAAGCCGGACGTCAGCCCGTTCAAGGATCGCCACTACTCCGCAACCTCGATGTTCACCGAGGCCGTCGAAACCGAACTGAAGTTCGAAGAGTTCGAGGAAAAGCCTGGCATCGGCGCCCAATTGCTCAGCACCGTGAAAAGCCTGCTGACCGGCAAGCAGACCAAGGATGACGCCGAGTTTTCCCAGATTGGCGAAGCGGTCCAGACCATTGCCGAACACGTTAAAGACCTGCCCGACCAGTTGGCCGCCGAGAAACAATTTTCAGTGAGACTGAAGACTCAGCTCGACCAGGTCAGCACTGAACTGAAAGAGCTGAAGACCAACCTTTCGAACACCCAGGACCATAACCAAAAGACACGCCCTCCGGTATCCGGCGGCGATAACCAGGTCGTGACCGACTGCTGACAGTCAGCCCCACCACAGCCCCCGAATAACGAAGGACAATCACCATGCGTAACGATACCCGTAGCCTGTTCAACGCTTACCTGGGCCAGTTGGCCAAGCTGCACGGCGTGCCTGACGTCACGACCAAATTCGCCACCGCCCCGAGCGTCACTCAGACACTGGAAACCCGCATGCAGGAGTCCAGTCAGTTCCTCAGCGCGATCAACATCTACGGCGTCACCGAACAGATGGGCGAAAAGATCGGCATGGGCATCGGCGGACCAAACGCCGGGACCACCGACACCACCCAGAAGGATCGCGAAACGACTGACATCACCACTCTGGATGATCGCGGCTACTTCTGCTCGCAGACCAACTTTGATACCCACCTGCGCTACAGCAAGCTGGATGCCTGGGCCAAGTTCCCCGACTTCCAGGCACGTATTCGTGATGCGATCCTGAAACGCCAGGCGCTGGACCGCATCCTGATCGGTTGGAACGGTACCAGTCGCGCTGCCACCTCCAACCCGGCAACCAATCCACTGCGCCAGGACGTCAACGTCGGCTGGCTGCAAAAGATGCGTACCGAAAACGCCGCGCGGGTCATGGATGAAGTGATCGAAGGTTCCGGCAAGATCACCATCGGTGCCGGCAAGAACTTCGCCAATCTCGACGCTCTGGTCTTCAGCATGGTCGAGGAATTCATCGCGCCGTGGTACCAGGAAGACCCGGACCTGGTGGTGATCTGCGGTCGTCAGCTGCTGGCCGACAAGTATTTCCCGATCATCAACAAGGACAACGCGCCGACTGAAATGCTGGCCGCCGATGTCGTCACCAGCCAGAAGCGCCTGGGCAACCTGCCGGCGGTGCGTGTCCCGTACTTCCCAGCACGCGGACTGCTGGTCACCAAACTGGAAAACCTGTCGATCTATTGGCAGGAAGGCAGTCGCCGCCGGACCGTCCTCGACAACGCCAAACGCGACCGCGTCGAGAACTATGAATCGGTTAACGACGCTTACGTCATCGAGGACCTGGAATGTGCGTCCCTCGCTGAAAACATCGAAATCGCGTAAGGCAGACGACCATGACCAACCCCTGCCGTCGTCACTTCCAGCGCGTCACTGCCGCCATTGAGGCGGCAGCGACCGAGCCGACCCAAACCATGGCCGGTGCTACCGCATACGAGCATCAACTGAACCAGTTGCTGCAAGATCGCCTGCGCCTGAAACAGGTCCAGTCGAACCAGGGCAAGGCCGAACTCAAACGTCAGTTGCTACCCGACTACGTGCCCTATGTGCAGGGCGTGCTGGAGGCCGGCCAAGGTGCGCAGGATGAAGTGCTAACCACCGTGATGGTGTGGCGCATCGATGCCGGCGACTTCACCGGTGGCCTGGACATTGCTGAGTACGTGCTGAAACACAAAATGGTCATGCCCGACCGTTTCGCCCGCACTTTGGGTTGCCTGGTCGCGGAAGAAGTCGCGACGGCAGCGTTCAAGGCCCAAAAGATCAACGAGCCGTTCGACCTGGCCATCCTGCACCGCACCGCAGAACTGACCGAAGCTGAAGACATGCCCGATCAGGCCCGCGCCAAGCTGTTCCTCGCCACTGGCCGCGCCACCCTGGAAGGCATTACCGAAGAGCTGCCAGGGCAACCCGGACAGGTACAGGCTGGCATCGATTTTCTGAAGAAAGCCATCGATCTGCACGACGCCTGCGGTGGCAAAAAGGATCTGGAACGCGCCGAGCGCCTCCTCACCAAACTCGCTGCTCCCGGCAGCTAACCGAGCGTCCCCACGCACCCCGCCGGCTCGGGGCGGATCGGCCAGGCCGCTCCTCCTGAACGTGAAGCCCCGACCACCGGCGACCTATTGCAGAGCGCAGTTCCATGAGCGGATTCGTAGCGGGCGGCACTGCGCCGACCGAACACATCAACACCGATCCATTCTGGCCATCAATCGACCTGGACAGTGTGCGCGGCACCCTGCGTCTTGATGCCAGCATCACCCCGATCAGACTGGAAACCGCGACCATCGCCGCAGCCATCAGCATCAACCGGGAGCTCACCAACTGGCGCCTGGCCAAGCAGGCCGACGGATACACCACCCTCACCGATGTCCCAGCCGACAAAGTCAAAGACGTGTCGCAATACATTCACCTGTACCAGCGAGCCATTTACGCCGCGACCGGCGCAGAAATTTGCGAGCGCTACCGCTCCTACGACAGTACCAACAGCGGCAACCAGAACGCCAATGAACTCACCCCGAGCATTGACGAGTTGCGCCGCGACCAGCGCTGGGCGGTGCGTGACTTCCTCGGCCTCGGTCGCACTACCGTGGAGTTGATCTGATGGCCGTCATTGTCCGCGCCCATCAAAACGACACCGTCGATGCGCTGTGCTGGCGTCACTACGGTCGCACGGCGGGGGTGACCGAGGCGGTGTTTGAGGCCAATCCTGGTCTGGCGGATCACGGCCCGATATTGCCCCAAGGCCTGGTCGTGCAAATGCCCGAAGCCCAAACGGCCGCCCCTCAACGGCAAATGGTGAACCTATGGGACTGACCCACCCACCCCGCGTCCTTGAAACCACTCACTCTGGACCATGGAATGAAACGCATGCCTGACCGTCCCGATACCTGGGCCTGGCTCGCCGCCTGGCTCGAACAGAACTGGCCAACGCTGTATGCCGGCATCTTGGCCTTGATCATTGCCGCCCTTCGAATCATGTACGGCGGTGGCACGTTGCGACGTATGGCGATCGAGGCGCCGCTGTGCGGCGCCTTGGCACTCGCCGCCAGTCACGGCTTGTCGTTGCTGGGTATTCCGGCATCCACCGCGCCTTTTTTTGGCGGAGTCATCGGCTTGCTCGGTGTTGAAGGTACCCGCGCCGCAGCAAGGAAGTTTTTCACCCGCAAGGTAGAGCAACTATGACCACACTTCGCCACGGCGACCGTTCGCAAGCGGTGCGCGTCCTGCAAAAGAATCTGAACAATCACGGCGCCAAGTTGATCATCGATGGTGATTACGGTGACGTCACCGAGGCCGCCGTACGCGCTTATCAGTTGAAAGTCGGCCTAGTCGCCGATGGCATCGCCGGCAGCAAGACCCAGACAATGCTGGCCGGCAATGATTGCCAGCAGTTGCTGAAGAATGTCGACCTGGTCAACGCCGCGCAACGTCTCGATGTGCCGCTGGCCAGCGTCTATGCAGTCAACGAGGTTGAATCGAAGGGCAAAGGCTTTCTCGACAATGGCAAGCCGGTGATTCTCTTCGAGCGGCACATCATGTATCGCCAGCTGTCGAAGGTTCGACAGGAAGATGATGACCCCGCCGAACTCAAGCATCACGCGGATCAACTCGCCGCTACCAACCCGGCCATCGTCAACCCGAAAGCCGGTGGTTATGCCGGCGGCACCGCCGAACATCAACGCCTGGCTACTGCTCGCCTGATGGATGACACCGCCGCACTGGAGTCCGCTTCCTGGGGCGCGTTCCAGATCATGGGTTTCCACTGGCAGCGCCTCGGCTATGCCAGCGTGCAGGACTTTGTCACGGCCATGAGCACGAGCGAATCACAACAATTCGATGCCTTCGTGCGCTTCATCGAAACCGACCCAGTTCTGTACAAGGCTCTGAAGGCTCGCAAATGGGCTGAATTTGCCAAACTCTACAACGGCCCCGACTACCAGCGAAATCTGTACGACATCAAGCTTCAGCGCGCTTTTGAACGGCACGCCGACTGCGACTGTGGCCAGGCGGTGGCGGCATGATTGATCTCGACGCAGTACAACGGTTGAAGGTGAAGGACGGCGAACTGCTGGTGGTGCCGGAAAACACCGAACAGGAAGGCATGGAGCAACTGGCCGAGGCTCTGCACTTTCTGACACCAGGCTGCAAAGTCATCATCGTGCGCGGCCCACTGGAAAAAATGGACGCCGGTGCCATGAACAAGCTGGGCTGGTACCGCGCATGAGCACCCTGCGCCAGGCTCTGTACGGCATAGCCTTGCTCGGTGGCCTGGCGTTGCTGATCTGGGGCCAGGAACAGCGCATCACCGTCGCCGACAAGAACGCAGAGCTGGCAACCAAGGATGCGGACGCCGCCCGTGAAGAATCCGGCCGCCACCTGACCACCGCCAATACCCTCCGAACCACCCTGCAACAGGAACGCGATGCACAGGCCCGCCTGCGCACGCAGCAGGATCATCTGCGCCAAGGTCTGGCAAAACGCGAACTCACCATTGAGGCTCTGAAACGTGAAAATGCCGAACTACGCGACTGGGCTGGTCAGCCTTTGCCTGATGCTGCTCGCCGGCTGCGCGAGCGCCCCACTCTCACCGGCGCCGACGCTTATCGTCAGTGGTTGTCCGGCCGTGGTGCCCTGCACTCTGCCGGCGAC